GGACTATAGTTGTTACCATATCCTGCTGCTCCATAATGAATGATCTTCTCTTGCCCATTAGCACAAGCCTTTACTACCCGCTTCTTATTGGGGTTAGGAGACTTAGTGGGTTTGTTACAAGACATGCTAGCTTTATTAACTTTCTTAGCCATTAGGTTGTCCTCCTGTAAATGCAGACATGTCAGCACCAGAGTTCTGAAGAACATTCATGATACCTTGTCCACCATTCTGTGCGAGATCTTGTTGTCCTGCCTGTGCCATGATGTTACCCATTGCTCCAGCAGTTGCCTGTGTGGAAGCCTGAGCCATCTGCTGCTGAGCCTGTTGTTGTTGCATCATCATTTGCTCTTGCTGAATATCTTCAGCTGATCGTACCCAATTACGGGCATCAAAGCCAAGAGAAGTAATCAACGCTCTAGCATACTCTTCCCATTTAAACGCAGCGGCTGCTTGCTCAGGTAGATTGCGAACCATCTCGCCCATCTGCATAAGCTTTTGCAAATCAGTGTCACGACTTAGGGCTTGAAGACCAGTAATTACTTCAATAGATAATACACCTTCATCATCAAAGAACTGTTCATACATTCTTGTATCAAGTTCTTCGTTTTCAATCATTAAAAATACAGATCGCTTGACAATTGGTTCCATGAGATCTCTAGCGATAGCACTGAATGCTCCACCTAAGACTGTCTCAAGTTCAGAACCAATCATACGAACAGCGGTAGCAGTCACGCGGTCACCACTTGGTAGTGAGGAGGCAGACATTAAGAATGCCTGACCAATTTCTCTACGCATAGTTTCAACAGCGGTCTGAGCAGCTGAAATCTGTGGGTTCATTGTCTGTGATGGTGACAGTACAAACACATCTGCTTGTCTCACGGGGATCCATGAGCCATTGGGTGCATCAGCAACATCATCTACCTCAGTAATACCGGATGGATCAATGCCCATCCAGAAGGCTGAGGCTGCTGCCATGCCATCAAGCAATGCCTTAGTATAACCATCAAGACTTGATAGGTCGCCTAGGATATCTTCGCAGTGCGATCTCCCGTAGTTTTCTCCGGGTATGCCGTACCACCGTAGTACCGTCACAGGACATACTTCGTAGACACCGCTTGTCAGTAGGTTCCCATCGCCGTCTTCCTTTGTGTACTTCCATAGGTTGTCCTCCTTGAGATATTGACAATATGTTTTTTTGTAACCTCTCTTAGCGGATTCGGGTAAAGAGAAGTGAGGACTAATTGCTTCTGGATCTACAAGATCATATTCAATATGAATAATTTCATTGACATCTCCAGCAACGGTACGCTGTACAGCATAGTTATCTAGACGAGTAACTCTAAACTTAAAGTCATCCATCTCATGTACTAAACAATCTCCAACTACAATTAAATTTTGTATTGTTTGAAAGATTGTTTCTCTTAGGTTAGTACCAATAAGTTTGCGATAGACTTGATAACTCATAGTCTCAAGATACTGTCCAATTTCTGCGGTTGGTTCTACACCAGACCGAAGACCAAATTTAAAAAAGGGTGTGTCATTCAAAGGCATCATTGCTGACAGCATTCGACTAGCTAATGAAGTCACACCTCTCGCACCAACAGAGGATGTTGGCTGTGGTAGTTCCATCTCTTCCGTCCAACCCGAAGGTGGGAGAAGACTTGGAACAGTTAGTGCGGCACATAGCCGAGCACGGTATAGTTTAGATGTTCGCATTGCATCTAACATTCGGAAGCGTTCAACAAGATTGTTTTTCATTTACACTCCTTTATGTAGATACACCATTATATAATGCGGAATAAAAATCTAATGCCTTAGCGTTACCACCTTGAATACCTCTAGTACTCTGTGCTTCAGACTGTGACTGAGCTTCCATGATTGCTTCTTGTTCTGCAGCCGTAGATGTCTGGACTGCTGCTTGCTCATCTGCCTTGGTTCTAGCCATAGCAATAGCTTCTCTAGCAACACGGCGAGTCTCGGAATCTTCTGCTGCTTTTCTACGCTCTTCTTCTTGTTCCTTTTGGAAGGCGCGTTCGTCATCCATCAGTTTCTTTTGTTCATTATATGTCATACCACCACTAATACTAGGGCTTCCACCCATGTTACTTGCCTCCTTGCTGTTGCTTTAGCACAGCTTTTAATTTGTTTACGACTTCTATTTGCCCTGCCCTAAATGCAGATCGTCTTGCAAACTTGCTTTCTTCACAGTCAGCATCGTATTCAAGGGGCTTGTATAGTTCTTCCAGAATTTTTATCAGGTCTGGGTCTATTCTCGGATACTTTTCTGATTTCATTTTTTAACTCTTCTATCTGAACATAGAGATCTTTAATCAACTGTTTAACTTCAGGTAAATCTATTGGGGTAGATAAAGCTAAGCGAGTCTTCGATTGTTGAATATTAGTAATCATGTGTTCTTACTGGCTTTCTTTGCAGCCTTAGCTGCTTGCTTTGCTTGCTTATTTGCAGCTTTAGTTTGCTGCTTGGTTTGTTTAGCAATTGATTTATTCAACTGAGCTAATTGTTTTTCAAGTACTGTTTCGTATTTTTCTGTTTGGGTATTCTGTAAAGTAGGATCAGATCTAAAGCGTAGCGTTTCTACATCTCTAAGAGTCTGTAGTTTAGCAGCGGCTACTTCTTCGGGTAGCTTATAGCTATAGATTTTATTTCTATTAGCATCGTAGCTAAAGCTTTTATCTTTATTCCTAGCTGCCTTGTATGCATCCATATCAAAGCCAGCATCTGTGCTTCTACTATACCCTGTTTGTGCATTCTTTGTTACTGATGAAAGATATTGTTCTAGAACACCAACCTTTTGTGCTTCACCTTTTTGTTTTAGAAACTCAGTGATGCGTTGCTGCTGTAGATCAAATTCTTCATTCTGTTTGGTAATTGCACCCATCTGCTCATCAGTTTGTCGCTTTGCTTCAGTCTCTGGATTAAACACATAGAAGGCAGCATCATTATTTGCTGTGGTTATATCCTCACCCACAGTAAAACGAACATCCTTCATCTTTTCATAGAGAGGATTGTAGACATCAGCAAAATTAAGCTGGTCTTTCTTAGTCAGGGCAGTCTCTTTAGTGGCAGAGAAATAAGACGCTTGTCCTACATCTGTCATGTTTAAAAGACCACCTTGAACACCAGCAATATCTTCTTTGAGTTCAGTCTGTTGTGCAGTGAGAGCAGCAATAGAAGCTGTTCTTTCTTCCATTGTTGGTTTCTTTTTTCTTGCCATTGTTTATCCTGTTAAATCTATTATCTCACAAGCTCCTGCAGTACAGGCTAAAGTGTGAGATGATGTTGTTGTGTCTGTCTTCTCATATAAAGAGAGATGATTAAAGTCTACATCTATAACAGGAAACGAATTGTAAGTTTCTAGTGATATAGATTCAAAGGGAGCTTGTGCATAGATATGATCTGACTTTGGTAAGAAAGATATACCAGAGATCTTATCAAAGTTTTCCCATACCCATTGTCCAACAGGTAGGAATTCATTGTCAGCATAGTTAACAGTAATGCTTGGCTTGTGCTGACAGTAATGCTCTTGATAGGTTAACCATAAGTTAAGATGATCAATAGCTGATAGTTCATTCTGAGTTAGTGATCCCGATGGAGCAGCCTGAACAAAGGTAAAGACTGCAGTTGAATCCGCATTCATTACACAGTCTTCTACTGGTACTTGGGCATCTCGCATCATAAAGTAGAGTGGATCCTTCTTGTCGATACGGACTCTTCTAAAGTAATGCTCAGCATACCGGGGATGTAATCCGCTGGCTGACGAAGCAAGACATGAAGTTGTACCTTCTGGTTTAATACAAGTAATTGATTTACTTGGGTTGATACCCAGCTTCTTAGACCAGTCAAGGTTAGTCTTGATGGCTGTCTCTCGTAGATCCTCAAGGACATACTTAAGTCTGCCATGTCCTAGTAGACCGGACATCAACTTGTTATCAAAGATACCTGTCATGGATACACCAAGCAGTCTCTCTTCTTCACAGTTATCTTGCCATGTCTTATCTTTGGCTAGGTAAGGAAAATAAGTGAACATGCTTTGGATAGTGCCAATGATGGTAGCCATTTCAATTTTCTTTTCTAACGACTCTTGTGTATCAGTTGCATTGACAACAACAGTAGATAGATTACAAAATTGATTAGGGCGTAGGATGATCTCACTACATGGATTCGTTCCATAGTAATGATCCTCACCACGCTCTGCCTTGACAGCAATGTTCTTCATTGCATCACGATTACAAAGACCACGCTCTCCACTATGGGAGTTGTATAAGTCTGTCCACTCTTCAAGGAACTGACCCATTGATGGTCTGCCATTGTAGATGGCTGAGTTGTTTGCTAAGGCACGATGACTTGAGGCTTGCCACCACGCACCACTCTTGCAAGTAGCCATCTCACGGTCTGCTAGGTCGCTTAGAGAGATCATAGCGGAGCGGCGTACACCACCCACGATGACTGACTGAGCAATCTTGCAGCAGATATCATGGCACTCAAGGGGCGTAAGTCTACGACCTTGGGCAGAATAGAATGTCTGTACTACAAATCTAAAGACTTCTTCTAGTGGGGCAGGACCGCTTGCTCTACCACCAAAGGTCTTTAGTCTTTCACCTGACTTACGAATCTTACTTGTGTCCCACTTAATGTGGATACCCTTGTAAAGATTGTCAAGTAGATTGTTAAGTGCATCACACCAACCCTCGCGGCTATCCTCAACAAACATAACTGTATCAAACATCTTATGTATTGTTGGGATAGTCCCAAATTTGTCGGTGCATCTACGCTCAACCGTATAGCCTACTCCAGTACCGCACATAAGAATGTACATGAGATTGGAGAAGGAAGTTGTTTTATTAATCTCAATGTATGAGCAATTGTATAGGGCAGTATGATCACGATCCAATGCTGGACCTGCGGTCATCAACCCCCGCATACTTGGCAGTACTTCAAGATTAAGAATAGCATCTCTGATATCTGTCCGTGTCAAAAGGACAGGGGCTTTACCAGTAAAGTAATTCCACCATCTATCGACAGTCTCATCCCAAGTCTCTCTACGATTTTCTTTATCAAGCCAACGACTGTAGCGACTGATAGCAATAAACTTTTGAAATGTATCCATTAGACTCCTGTACTCCCAAACTTACCTTCGCCCCGCACAGTATTAGGAAGTTTATCTACAGAGACAAACGAGAACTGTGTAACGGGCATGAAGGCAATCTGTGCAACACGATCACCCCGTTTAAGAGTGTGTGTTATTGTTGAATTGTTAATAAGTGGTAACCAAATCTCACCACGATAATCAGAATCAATGACACCAACTGAGTTGGCTAAGTTGATTCCCTTGTTAGAAAGACCTGATCTCATAAAGAGTAAACCTACATAGCCCTCAGGGATAGCTAAGCTAACCCCTGTGGGTACTCTAGTTACTACTCCGGGGAGTAGCGTAGTGTCCGTAGTGATCTTAAGATCAGCCCCGGCTGCACCCTTGGTATGGTAGGCTGGAGCACAGTCTCTATCATGGAGTACCATAGGGATCTTAGAATCGGTATGGGTATAAGTAGAAGTATTGTAATTGTTTGGATTAACAATAGTTATAGACTCAGTGTTGTATTGGTTTACATCAGTGTTCATTAGTGTTCCCTTGAGTATCACTCTTAGTAGCCCCAACTATTGGGTCAAACAATAGTACGGACTTAGTTTTCTTGTTATATTCACCATGTCTAAGGATGCGTACACACCTAGCCATAGCGAGACAGTAATCATATCCATATCTATCCATTTCCTGAGGCTTAGCTTGGTCATAAGCTGCCAATACGGCGGCTGTCCAGTTCCTTGGATGGACATACTTAAGCCACTTCTCTGCCTTGGCAGGTCCCCACTTCCAGATACCGGGGATATTATCAGTCGTATCACCCATGATCCACTGCTTGTGGAAGTTAAAGTCAGCGGTATAAGTATCAAGTTCCAGAGGTTTAACTTCTTTGTCTGGGTTCCAATGCCACCCCGGTACAGACCGGAGATCCTTGTCAATGGTTACGGCAATAGCCTTATTGCCTGAAGCCATAAGTCCCATAATATCATCAGCCTCTAGGGTAGGAACAAAGAGTATGTCGTTCTGTTTAATTAAATCAACAGCATATGATAAACAATCTGGTGCTTGTTTCTTCACATCCCGATGGGCTTTATATGGTTCCCACACCTGTCTACGGAAGTTATCCTTACGATCACAGGAGATAGCCACATATACTTTCGTTACTCCTACTGGAGTCCATGCCTTGACATCATGTTCGATGCGCTCCGCAAGGTACTCAATGCCTTCTTGGTCTGCCCAAAAGGCAGCACGATAGGCAATGATGTCTCCGTCAAGCACAGCAGTATCAGGTCTTGGTTGGCTTATCATCGTCTTCCTTATCTATAAAAATTTCCATGATCTCTTTGAACACAGTATCTCCATCAGGTAGTCTGTCTTCTCTTGAGGATAGGCACAGCTCACAGTTACACAAATCATCTAACATTGATTCGGAGAGTAGGTGAAACCATTCATCAAACTTTGTATTGCATTTAGTTTTGAATGCTGCCTCACTCTCATCATTCTTTAGAGTGTAGTGAAACATATCTTCATATTGTTTGTTGCCTGTCTCAATAGCAATTGCTAGTGCTTCAGACTCATGTGTTCTCCACTCTGCAAACTCCTCAGGGAGTTCACGCTCACCTGCTGATACAAAGACTGTAAGAGCACGGATGTCACGAGCAGCAGCAATCTCATTGGTATAGCGACAGTCATCTACAATGACAACCTTCTCATGCCAGATAGATGGGTCAGCCTTTAGGGCTGCTTGTTCTTCCTCATAGAGTTTCTTAATCTTAATACGGAATTGTTTAACCCAGTAGTCTGGATCTTGTTCTCTCATAGTAGAGCCAAGGGTCTGACAGAACTCACGATACTCTTCTTGATTGGTATCCTTAGTGTATCCCTTCTTAGCCGCCTCTTCCTTAAGGGCAGCAGCAAAGGGAACAATCACTGGTGTATACTTATTGTTATAAGCGTACTCACTGATCCACTTTGCTAGTGTTGTCTTCCCGACTCTTGCTTGTCCACCGATCATTATCGTTATCATGTAAGCTTTCCCATAGTTGTTTAGGGTTGAACAGATTGGGTGTATCCCAACCTTTGAATTTTAAATAGTCACATATAAAAGTAATACAATTGGTTGGTTGTTTCATACCAATGTGTTTACCTATGAGTGTATACACTAGCATCTTATAACTATTGAGTGGTTTATATTTGTAAGCAAAGATAATATCTTCTTCACTCATGTCCATAGATCCTAGATCAAACTCATAGTACTTGCTTATTTTTAGTTGTTTAAGATTGGCAAGTCTCATTACCTTTACTGGCTTACGATCTACCACTACAAAAGCAAATGGTATACTTAGATCAAACTCAATGTGAGCATGAGTATGACGGCTCCAAGATAGTAAACGAATGGCATAGTATCGCCACCCTTGTACCTTCTTGAAGTTGTAGAATACAATTCTTCCATTAACTTTCATAGAAGATCGGCATTCCTAGATATGTAGCTAGTGAATGTTCAACCCTCGCACCTTCCGAATGCTCCCAACCACAGAGCATTACCATCCCAGTACATTGAAGGATAGCATCAATGTCACGCTTCATGCAAGCACGAAGATGATCTAATGAATCCTCAACAGTAGAGGGATCAAACCCCTCATCCTCATCCATCTTAGCGGGATTGTGGATCTTACCAACCACAGGATTCTTAGTCCACTTCTTCTCAGCCTTATAGAAAGCCTCAAAGTTATGGTTAGGATACCCTCTCATAGGACCAGCAATATATAATTCTAACTTAGACATGTGTCTCCTTAATGTGTATCAGCCCAGCACTTACCAATGCAGTACTCTGCATCAATACGAATATTCATCTTTAACATCTCACCTGCTGCCGTAGCAGCGGCAGTAACAGCCTTACCAAATACATCGGCAGTATCTGCCGGACATGAGTACTGTAGTTCGTCATGCACATAAGCCAGCTGCTTGGCTCCTGCGGGCTTGATAGCCTTGAACGCCTCGACCATCCAGTACTTGCTTACGATAGCTCCTGAACCCTGCAGCAGGGTGTTGAGGGCAGCGTGTTCGCTACGCACGGGTACACGCCTACCATCAGGCAGGAGCACACCCTTGTGCTTGAGTGCCTCATACTTTACCATGTCCTGTACCTTAGTAAGGGCAGGGATTTCTTTCTGAAAGCGTTCTCGTAATCCTCTAGCCTCACCAATACTACAACTACAAACTAAAGCAATCTTCTTGTCACCCGCACCATAGAGGTACGCATAGATAAAAGACTTTGCTAATGCTCGTGAGCTGAGTCCAGCTGCCTTCTGATTGTGTGTATGAATGTCTCCTGTTAGGAGTACTTTACCATATTCACCGTTGTCATACTTAGCCATGAAGTGGGCAAGCATACGAAGCTCTAGCCCCGACAAGTCAGCACCAACTAACACCTGCTTGGGATCACATAGCCAGAGTTCTCTTGCTCTGTGGTCACCACTTACCTGTGCTATGTTGGGCTGACTATGGGTACAACGACCTGTCGCTGCACCCTGTGGATTGATGTTGCCATGTATACGCTTGTCTCGACTATTGATTGATCGACTGTTCCAGTCCTCAACCATACCCATTAACTTGATTGCATTGAAATACTTTACGAGTGTCTTTGCTTCTGGATAGTCTAACACAGCCAACACGGATTCATCTACCTTTGGGTTTCCCTTCTCAGTTTCTTGTGGTTTCCATCCATACCTTTCGGTAAGACGGTTAGCTATTTGTTGTCGAGAACCGGGATTAAAGGTATCTACTTTGTCTTTGAGTCTCTTGCCTGTCTTGGGCGAATGTCTAATGATAACCCGGTCAGGGAAGACTTGACGCATTTCATCTTCGATACCAAGTTTTTCCAGCATAAGGTTTTTATACAACTCTTCTCCGGCATCAAGGTCATAATTAAATCCATTGCACACTTGCTCCATTAATATTGTAGATACTGTATGCTCGAAAGATACAATAGCTTTGTTGTCTGATATAAAACTCTTTTGTTTATTGAAGATAGCTTCGCCAAGTCGAGTGTCCTGCTGACAGTACTTGCCCATCTCTAGGTTGTAACTAGTCCAGCCTAAGGTATACTCTGACTTAGGAAAGTTAAGATGTATACCCCATGACTTAAGTGAGTTGTCTTTGAATGGGTGGGTGTTGATGTCTGGATG